AATGCATGTCAGGACTGTGGCGGTAAAGGTTACAGACTTAAAGAGACTAAACAGATGGCTGGCTTAGGGTTCAACCCACCACCATCACGTAAGTGGATCAGCTACAATGGCTTCGCAACAGGAAAGGATAAACTAGATGCGCTTATTGCTACCGCTAACAACAACGGCATGGAATCTGCCAAGACATTCCTTGAGGATGTTAAAAGGCTTTCTGCTATTAGTAGTTATCTCAGTAGTTTTGTGGATGGTATTTCCACCTACACTAAACAAGATGGATTCCTACACGTCAACCTTACCCAGCATGTCACCAGTACAGGTAGATTTTCTGGACGCAATCCCAACATGCAGAACATGCCCAGAGGAGGAACCTTCCCTGTAAAACGTGTGTTCATCTCTCGTTGGGATGGTGGTTACATCATGGAGTGTGACTTCGCCCAGCTTGAGTTTCGTGTCGCAGCATTCCTTGCACAAGACAGCACAGCTATGCAAGAGATAGACACAGGGTTTGACGTACACGCTTACACAGCCAAGGTTATCTCTGATGCAGGGCAACCTACGTCACGCCAAGAGGCTAAGGCTCACACCTTCGCTCCTCTCTTTGGGGCTACAGGTTACGGTAGAAGTAAAGCAGAGGCTGCATACTACGAGCACTTCACAGAGAAGTACAAAGGTATCGCAGCTTGGCATAAGAAACTAGGTGATGAAGCTATCAGGTTTCAAAAAATAACTAACGTGAGTGGCAGACAGTACGCTTTCCCTGAGGTTATACGTAGGGCTAACGGTACACCGTCACACTTTACGATGATCAAGAACTATCCTGTGCAAGGCTTCGCTACAGGTGATGTTGTACCTGTCGTACTCAACGAGATGGATGCTAGACTAAATAGTTTGCGCTCTTGCATTGTTAATAGTGTGCATGACTCTATGGTTATAGACGTACATCCAGATGAGAAAGACCAAGTATTACAAATAGTTACAGACCTTAATGGTAGCTTAGAGGAGTTGATAGAGAAAGCATACAACGTCAAGATGAATGTGCCTATGTTATTGGAAGCAAAGATAGGAAACAATTGGCTTGACACAGTTGACGTTTAGTGGTATAACATGGCTTCTAACTTAAAGAAAGGATAAAGAATGAACAATATAGTTCCACTTAGTGTAGAGAATATGAACCTTGCAGATGCTATGGGATTCTCACCCAGCGCTGGGAGTTCAGGTTCATCAGTAGACTTATACCGTATATCTACAGGAGTGATCCAAGAAGTAGTAGAGGGTAAGGTAGCAAACTCACCAGTGTTTAAGATCAAGAAAGGGGATGATGAGTTTCTTTCCCGTGGTATGGCTGTACGTTTCTTTGTTGAACGTCAGCGTTGGCAGAAGTGGGATAGTGTAAACAACGCCTTCCAACGTACTGTAATGTCTACCAATCTTAATGCAGATCTCAAGGATACATTAGGTACGTTTAACTTAGGTAGGCCTTCAGGTTACATTAAGGACTTCAATGCTCTACCTAAAGATCAGCAAGACTATATCCGTAGTGTAAGTAGAGTTAAAGTTCTCATGGGTTTAGCTACCTTTATTGATCCGTTTGTTGAAGGTGGTGAACCTGTAGTAGAACACAACGGTGAAGTACCAATAGTACTTGATGTTAAGAACAGAGAAAGCCTCAAGTCTATTGATGCTACAATAGGAAAGCTTATGGGTAAACGTGTATCTCCTGTGGAGAACTTGATTACTTTAATTCCTGAATCTAGATCAATGCCCAACGGTAACAAGTTCGCTGTGATCAGTGCATCATTAGGTGATACTGTTGGCTTCGCTGAAGGTGACAACGAAGTACTAGGTAACTTCATTGATTACGTTGAACGTAGCAACGAGTACGTCCTTAACAAGTGGGAAGAGAATAACGTAGAGCGTATCTCTGATGAAGACGCAGAGATCGTAGCTAACATCGTTGACGTGCAGGACTTTGAGTAATGCAACACAAAGCAGAACTATCTGTTAAATCATTCCTTAGGGATGTGCTTGATGGTAAAGCTTCTATGTCTGACAAAGTTATCAAACAAGTAGCGTCAGATGTACAAGAGGCTCTATCAAAGCAGTTCCAAGATGACGCTAAGAAGCGTGAGTTCAAACTAAGGATGTCCAACATTGGGCGTCCTACCTGCCAGCTTTGGATGGAGAAGAACAACCCAGATCACAAGTCTCCTAAGCCTGTCTCTTTCAAGATCAACATGATGATTGGTGATATTGTAGAGGCTGTCTTCAAGGGTATCCTACGTGCAGCTAAGGTTGACTTCAATGACAACGAGAGAGTTGCACTACAAATAGGAGAAGGTAAGGAGATTAGCGGAGAGTACGACATGGTGCTTGACGGTAAGGTAGACGATGTGAAGTCTGCTTCTCCTTGGTCTTTTGAATATAAGTTCTCTGACTTTCACACCTTGAGTAGTGACGATACGTTTGGCTATGTGTCTCAGCTTGTAGGCTACGCTAAGGCTGCAGACAAAGACGTTGGTGGTTGGTGGGTAATCAATAAAGCTAATGGTGACTTCAAGTATGTCTCTGCCAGTGAGGTAGACAAAGAAGAAACCTTGAAGAAGATTGAAGATACCTACGACTACATCAACAGTGATGCACCCTTCGAGCGTTGCTTTGACCCTGTACCTGAGACATACAGGGGTAAGTTCAGTGGCAACATGAAGCTAGGTAAGACGTGTGGTTGGTGTGACTTCAAGCATACGTGTTGGCCTATACAGGCACTACCCTCTAAGGTTTATCAAGGTGGTAAGACACCCCCGACAGTGGAGTACGTATCCGTTGCCGACAACAAAGAGGAAGCATAACCCAAGAAGGTATCGCAGTGGACTTGAACGTGAGGTTGCTGCGTACCTCCAAGACAAACAGCGTATGGTCAGGTACGAAGTTCTAAAGATTGAGTGGGAAGACCTACGATACAGAACCTACACGCCTGACTTTATGTTAGATAACGGTATCATCATTGAGACTAAGGGTATCTTTGACAGTGAGGATAGACGTAAGCACATAGAAATACGCAAGCAACACCCTGAGCTAGACATACGTTTCGTGTTTAGTAACTCTATGGCTAAGCTGTACAAAGGTTCTAAGACTAGGTACTGCACTTGGTGTGACAACCACGACTTCTTGTGGGCGCACCGTGTGATACCTGAGGCTTGGCTGAAAGAGAAGGGTAGAGTTTTAAAGACCAAGAGAGTGATACTCAAGGAGAAAGTAAAGAGATGAAACGTTACATACAAGACGATGAGGTTGCACTTATACTGTCACCTACATCATTCGATGAAAACGGTTGGACGGGAGATCTGAGCACAGGTTTACTTGTAGGTGAACCAAAGCTTATGGCTATAGAGGAGTTAGGTTACCTCGTACACTTAGCTACACTCATGGGTGCTTTCTTAAAGATGGCACAAGATGATGAAGACTTGTACACTACTGTAGAAGATTTTAGAAATGATGAAATGGGGCTTGACAACGAGATACAAAACAGTTATGAGGAAGTAGAAGGTACAGATGGTAAAGTACTAAAGCTTACACGGTTCACTAAAACATTAGGAAATGCATAACATGTCAGACTATGATCCAGTAAACAAGCCCATGCACTACGCTCTAAGTGGTATAGAGTGTATTGAATACATCAAGGAAAGACTAACACCAGAAGAGTTCAAGGGTTATTGCCACGGTAATCTAATCAAGTACCAACACAGGCATAACTATAAAGGTAAACCTGTAGAGGATATGGAGAAGGCAAAGTACTATTTAGAAAAGATGCTAGAGACAATGAGGGATATGCATAAATGAATAAAAAGTTTAATGTTACTTTTGTGGTTGAAGTAGAGGAAGATGGTAACATACTATCTCTTGTAGAGGACGCACACGCAGAGGACGTGTATGACTTAATACACAATACGTTCCACGACATTGACGATATTCATATAGACAAACTACAAGTGAAGGAGAGATGGTAGTATGATTACTCAAGAAGATATTGATGCATTTAAAAGATTCAACGATGTGGATTACCTGATGAATGAGTATCAGGACATGGCTGCATCAACAGCTATCTACAAAGTAGAACACCAAGTAATCTACCCAGCGCTGGGCTTAGCTGCTGAAGCTGGTGAGGTAGCAAACAAAGTAAAGAAGATCTTACGTGACGGTAAGTTTGATCGTGAAGGTATATCAGATGAAATAGGGGATTGTTTGTGGTACATTGCAGCACTGTGTCGTGACTTGAATGTAGACCTGTCAGAGGTAGCTAAGAATAATATAAGTAAGCTACGTGACCGTAAAGAAAGAGGAACTCTAAAAGGAAGTGGGGATAAAAGATAATGGATAACTATTTACCAACAGACTATCAGTCTTTCATACACAAGTCACGGTATGCAAAGTACTTTGATGGTAAAGGACGTGAGTCTTGGAGCGACACAGTTGAACGCTACATGGATAATGTAGTACGCCCTAAGATAGGTGATGACACATACGTCAACGGCATTCGTGATGCTATACTTAACTTGGAAGTCATGCCATCAATGAGAGCTATGATGACTGCAGGTCCAGCCTTAGAGCGTGACAACACAGCAGGGTACAATTGTAGTTACCTACCCGTAGATGACCCTAAGTCCTTCGATGAGGCTATGTTCATCTTGCTTTGTGGTACTGGTGTTGGCTTCAGTGTTGAGAGGCAGTACATCAGTAAGCTCCCTGAAATCCCTACTCTCTTCCAGAGCGATACCACTATCGTTGTCAAGGACAGTAAGGAGGGATGGGCTAAGGCGTATAGACAATTGTTGGCACTCCTGTGGGCTGGTGAGATTCCTCAATGGGATGTCTCTAAGGTACGTCCTGCAGGTGCAAGACTTAAAACGTTTGGCGGTAGAGCCAGTGGCCCAGCGCCTTTAGTTGAACTGTTTAACTTTACAATACAAACATTCAAGAA